GTTTTGCCACTCTTTTTCATTTCACATGGTATTTTATTTTTTTGATGATTTTCATAATGGGTCTTTTGTTTAAAATCGTGATTACATGTTTTGCAAATATATTTTGAACTCATTTTAACTAATTTATATTATATATAAATATTGTTTTTTATATGTTAAAATTTCAATTTTTATTTTAACTAAAAATTTAGTTAAAATAGTTAAAAGAATAAAATAAATAAATTAGAATAAAATAAATTAACTATAATTTTTAGAACTTGATACTTTATTATCGGCTGGTTTCATACCACTTAAAATTTCATTAACATCTTCTGGATTGGGCATTTCTTGAATATCTAATTTATATTCTCGATTAAGTTTTCCAATTTTATATACATCATCATAAGTGCAAAAAGAAATCGCAACACCATGACCACCAAAACGACCACTGCGACCGACACGATGAATATATGTTTCTGGATCATTTGGCATATCATAATTAATTACTAATCTTAAATCATCAATATCAATACCTCGACAAAGCAAATCAGTTGAAATTAAAACTTTAATATTTGACAATCTAAATTCTTTTAAAATATTATCTCTGTCATGATTTTTTCCATGAATAAGTCCAACTTGAATATTTTTATCCATTAATCGATTGCGTAATTCTTCTGCTTGTCTCGCATGATTTACAAAAACAATAACTTGATTAATTATTAAAGTGCTAAATAAATCCATAAATGTTCCAAATTTATTTTTATCATATGCTAATTCAATTCTAAATTGTGTAATATTTTTTACTGATACTTCTTCCTGTTCAATTGTTATTTTATATGGATTTCTCATAAATTTTTCAGTTATTTGTAATGTTTCTTTTGTAAATGTTGCTGAAAATATACACATTTGTGTATCTTTTCCCATTGATGATACAATATCAATAATTTGTGGTTTAAAATTATCTTTTAATAAAACATCAGTCTCATCCATTATAAGTGTTTTAATTAATTTTCCATCAAATATATTTTTTCGTAATAATTCACATAATCGGCCCGGGGTTCCAACAATAATATTTGCTGCTTTTATTTCATTATATGAAACCATTTTAGTGTTTGTTCCTCCAATTGCTGTCACAATTTTAATATTCATATATTTAGCTATATTTTCAACAACTTTGTGAATTTGTAATGCTAAATCACGTGTATTCGCTACAATAATTACTTCTGGTTTATTAAATTTAGGTGTAAGTCGTGATAATCCACCAATCGCAAACGCACCTGTTTTACCACTGCCAGATTGTGATTGAGCAATTAAATCATGACCAGCATTAATTAAATGTATTGTTTTTGATTGAATTTGACTCGGATATTTAAATCCATAATTACAAACTCCTTGAAATAATTCTTCATTTAAAAATGTCATGTCTTCAAATTCATCATAAGATAATGGGAGTTCATTTTGTTGATTAGTTTGCGTTTGTGTTTGTGCTTGAATTTGATTAGTTTGAGCTTGATTAGTTTGAGTTTGAGTTTGTATTTGAGCTTGATTTGTTGTATTCATAGTATTTATAATAATATTTAATATGTTATTAATATGTTTAAAATTCAATTTTTTATATAGTAAAATAATTAATCTAAATAGTTTATGCCCTTTTGATTAAAAAATATAAAATCATTTTTATAAAATTCATAAACTAATTTTTTTAATTCTTCATTGTAAAAATATTTAATATCAATATTAGAGTCATAATATTCATTCATATATAAATTATAAATATATTTATCAATACATTTTTCATAATTTTTATTTCTTTCATGACCCAATTTTTTGTATAATATTTCATCTGGTATTTTTTTATTGTATAAATTTTCTATAAATGTATAATCAATATTTTCAATATCATAACATTTAATAATTTTTGATTTTAATATTTTTTTGTCAAAATATTCTGTTGTTTGGGGAGTAAAATGATGTTCATTAATCATATGCCAATCATTTTTTATTAATTCATTTATAAACATAGAAAATGTAATAATATCATGATTCCATTGATATCTAAATTCACCATTTATTTTATATTTATCTAAAAATCCTGATACTAATCTTTTATATGGATTTCTGCAAATTATAATTGTTGTATATTTTGTAATATTTTTGGGTAAATTATTTGTATCTTTTTCTGTATGTATTTTATTATGTAATTTATTATTTTTCAAAAAATAATAAATATATTTTATATGTGAGCATCCACATTTTGCTGACCATCCAAAAATTATTTTATTTTTATTATCAACTAAAAAACGCATATAATAAATTAAATTAAAAAATAATTGGTTCGACAACATATATATTTTTATTGATAGCATTTATATAAGATAACAAAGCAAATAACTGAATAAAAGCATCTGAACCTGATATAATCATTCGTTCTACTTTACCAAGATAATTAAGGAGTAATGCTTTTTTTTTATCTTTAAATAATTCTTCATTTAATATTTTATCTTTTATACATAATAACAAATAATTAATTGGATAACTTGTATTAACAATATGTATAACTTGTTTATGTAAATCACACATATTTAAATTTAATAATTTATGCCAAATGTTATCAAGATATTTTGGCGATACAAAAGATGTTATATTATACACTTCATTTTCTGTTATTTCTTTTTTTTCTTTAAATTCTGGCAGATATTTTAAATTCTGCAAAGTATTAATTGAACGTCTCGCATCACCATTACAAATATTCGTGATTGCTTTATACGCATTATCATTCATTATTATATTTTCATTTTTAGCAATAGTTTTAAGTTTTTCAATCATTAAATTTTCATTAATTGGATTAAATTTAAAGCTTGCACATCTTGATTTTATTGCATCTATAATTTTATTTTCATAATTACAAATAATTATAAATCTTGTTATATCACATGTAGTTTCCATAACTTTTTTTAATGCGGTTTGTGCTTCACTTGTCATTGCGTCAGCTTCATCTAAAATAATTATTTTAAATTTTATTTTTAATGCTTCATTTATTGACATACCCGCAAATTTTATAATTTTATCTCTAACAACATTAATTCCATTTTCATCAGAGGCATTTAATTCAAGTACTGTATCATTTATATTAATATTTCCATATAAATGTCCAATTAATGCTGTGACCGTTGATGTTTTACCAGTTCCGGACCCACCATAAAACATTAAATGCGGTAGATCGCCTTTTTCAATACTTATTAATAATGTTTTTTTAATTTCATCATGGCCAATAATGTCATGTAATGATTTTGGTCTATATTTATTAACCCACATTTGTGAATTAACAAAATTATTTTTTACAATATTTTGTTTTTCAAATAAATCAGTATCTTTAAAATTGTCATCAATAATTGAATCACCAATATTTGTAATAGATTTAAATTTAAGATTTTTTTTGCTCTTTCTCATTGTTTAATTAATAATTAATAATATATAGTCTATTTTAAAGTATAAATATCAATTTTTTAATTTTTAATGTATAATAATATATGAGTATAAATAATTTGTCGCGCGAAGAATTAATAAAAATGATTGTTCATCAAAATACAATAATTACAAATATGTCAAAACAAATTTCAGAAATTATTGATTTATCAAATATGCATCTTAATAATAAATCATTTAAAAATCAGCAAAATCAGCAAAATCAGCAAAATCAACAAAATCAAAATAAAAAAACATATTTAATAAAAATGTTGTTTATATTATTTGTTTTATTAATAATTGTTATTTTATGGTTAATTATCAGCCTCAATAAATAATTATAAATATAAACTTTATATATACATGTCAATACCGATATTTAATTATATAATATATCATAAAGGTTGTGTGGATGGTTTTTGCGGATTTTTTGTTGCTTGGATGTCTGGTAAATTAGCAAAAGATATTACAATATACGAAGATATGCCATCTGCAAATAATGTGCCACCTGATATTAAAGGCAAAACATTAATTATTATTGACGTTGCTTATAAAAAAGAAATTTTAGAAATAATATTTAGTGAAGCTGCGTCAGTAGTTTTTATTGATCATCATGTAAGTATTAATAATGATGTCGAAGAATTAAAAAAAAAATATACAAATATTAAAATAATTTATGATGAAGAAGAATGCGGGGCATCATTAGCTTGGAAATATTTTAATTCACGAAAAGAAATGCCGCAATTTTTAGAATATGTAAAAGATAATGATACCGGAAAATGGAAACTCCCAAAAACAAAACGATTTTTATGTGCTTTAAAAACTTATTTTCATTTAAGCACCGAATCTAAATCATTAAATAAATGGTTTAGATTATTAAGAGAAGAAGATTTAAATAAATTATTAAAAAAAGGAAAATATATGTTAAAATATTCTAATCAGCTTGTTCATGTTGCTATGCCAAAGCATTCTCGAGAACTTTTTCCATCAAAATTATTATTTGATGCAAATCCTGGATTATATACAAAAGTTGGTCAATATACTGTTGCTGTTTTTTGTGGTTTAAATTGTCCTGATACTTCTGAGTTAGGGGCATATGCTTTAAAAAAAATAGATTGTGATTTTTGTCTTTTTTGGATATATAATCTTGATTCACGAATATATGTTTGCGGGTTGCGCTCACGTGATAACGTTGATGTTTCTTTGATCGCGAAATCATTTGGCGGCGGCGGACATAAACACGCGTGCGGATTTTCTTTTAGTTCATCAAAATATAATATAAGCGATTTATTTGAAGGCCGGTCTTTAAATAGAAAATATATATAAATATATAAAAAATATTTTAATATAAAAATAACTTTTTTAAAATATATAAATATATTATATGTCGTGCTATAATTCTAACAATTCCTCTCATGATGATTTCCCTGAAAACAACGAAAATATGCCTGTAGATAATTATGATGATAATTACTATAATGATAGTTTAGTTGGTTCTGGTGATTTAATTGGTTCAAGTGTGAATGCTAATAATATGGTTCAAAATGTAGTTTCATCCGGATATAAAACTGTTGATAGACAATATCATAATGCTAAGCGATTTGCATGGAAGCATTTAGGATGGGTTGTTCTCATTCTTGTTGTTCTTGCTCTATATTGGTTATATACTAATAATTATTTATCAACTCTAAGTGCTAAATTAGAAACTTTAAGCCCTCAATTAAATAAATTAACTGGTCTATCTGGCGGTGGCTTTCGTTATCAAACCCCTAATGTTGCTTCTTATTATGTTGATCGTGTTTTTCAATAATTAATAATTAATAATTAAGTAAGTATTTACACCCTTGAAGATTTAAAATGCCGATTTTACTCAACAAAAAAAATATTCAAGGTTTGCCCGTTGCAGAGCGTGTAAATTATGATTTTGTTAAGGCGACAACCTTAACTGATTTTTTGGCTTTCTTTTGAACGACTTTTTTAACTTTCTCTTTTTATAGTAATATATTTATTACTGTTATATTCAGTTATATTTATTATTTTAGGAAAAAATTGTATTGGTAATTCATTTAATATGTCATTATGTCTTAAATTAGTATTACTAACACATTTCATAATATATTCTGGATATTTTTTACTAATAAAAATACCACAATTTTGTTGCCCAGAATTAGGTATTTTTTCCCATTCTTCTATATTAAATGTAAAATTACCCCAGTTTGTTTTTTTAATAATAAATATTTTTTTTATACATAATTTAATAATATAAAATTATTTTACATTATAAATAAAATAATTTAATAAATTCATGTAAAAAATCAATTTATTCAAAATGTCTAGCACATTTGAAGTATAAATGGAGTGTTATACATAAGCATTGTGGCTATTTTATAAAAAATTGAAAATATAAATGCTCTAAAAATATTATTATTTATTAGTAAAAAAAATGGAACAATATTTGCCAGCATATAATTAATTATTACAATTTCAAATGAAACCGCCAAACAAATATTTGCCATTATCAATATGGATGAATCGTTTTGATATTATAAAAAATATTAGTACTTCTATCGCGTCAAAAGATAAAAAAATCAAGGAATCCGCAGAAAGTGCATTACAAGAATTAGGAGCATATAATTTAGAAAATCCTAAATGTAGTGTTTGTGACGTTAAGTCAAATGATTGGAGTTATTGTGACAGATGTGGGCCAATTTACTTAAAATGTTCTCAACATTCGATGCCACACGATTCAATGGTTATTCACAGCTGTTATTAGATATTAATTATTAGTTTATAAAAAATTGAAAATATACATATTCTAAAAATATTATTGTTTATTAGTAAAAAAATGGAACAATATTTGCCTGCTTTTAATCATGCATCACGCTTACAAATGAACCCAAACAAATATTTGCCATTTTCAATATGGATTCATTGTAATGATATTCTAAAAAATATTATTATTTTTAGAAAATCTGAAAATAAAAAAATTAAGGATTTAGCAGAAATGGCATTGAAAGAACTAACCTCATTTAATTTACAAGGCCCCAAATGTGGTGATTGTGAGAATGTCGCTAAATATTTTGAATATTGTAAATATTGTAAAAAATCATTTTATTCAGAATGTTTGGCACATAATACACATAAATGGCATTATAATTATATACATCAGTGTTCATGATTAAAAAAAATTGAAAATATAAATGTATTGAAATTATTATTCATTATTAATTAAAAAAAAATGGAGCAATCTTTGCCAGCATTTGAACGATTAATGCAATTTGTAGCGCCAAAAAACAAATATTTGCCATTGTCATTATGGGTAAAACGTGACGGCATTTTACAAATGATTAATGATTCTCGAACATCAGAAGATAAAAAAATCAAAAAATCCGCAAAAAATGCATTCTTAGAACTAAATGCATATAATTTACAAGCTCCCCGATGCAGTGAATGTGATAATGTTGCTAAATATTATAAATATTGTAAATCTTGTAAAACATCAATTTATTCAAAATGTTCAGCGCATGATAAAAATGAATGGCATTATATGCATATATGTTATTGAAAATAAATAATTTTTTATTTAATATTATTATATTTCTTTATTTTTCACTATATTTATAAATATTCTAATTATTCTCATAATTAAAATATTAATATTCTCATTCTTATTTGCACTTATATTTTCATTTTCATTTTCATTTTCATTTTCATTTTCATTTTCATTTTCATTTTCATTTTCATTTTCATTT